AGCCAGGAAAATCTTGAAGAATCCACCGCCGACACGTTAATTCAGGTGGACATTCTTTGTGATAAGAGCGTTGGCGAAGATGCAGCACGCAACGTCAAAGATAGAACTCATCGGAGGATGTTACTTCTAGGTCGCCATCTAGAAACGGAGGGAACGCTCGATTACATGGTGGTATTTGAGTCACCATTCCGGTTTCCCTACGAGAACGACCAGATCATTCGGTACACGGCACGGTACCGATTTGGGCAGACTTACGACCAGATAGACAGCCAGATAGCATAGTATTCACCGTGAGGAAAGGGCGTCCACAATGACCATCCCAGCAGCAGGAACCTCGTGGCGGGCAGGAGGGTTCGGCGACGTCGACTCCCGGTTCAACACTCGCGGTGGGTTGGCCGCGATCTTGATCCGCAGCAATCGCGGCGCTGCCACCAACATTAGTCCCTGGGCCACCGGTTCCCCTCCTGTGAGGAATTGGTCGCCCTTCGCTCTGGACGGCTCCCCGCGTGACGACCTGTTCGCGCACATCTTGGTGGACGGTGACTGGATCACCAATCCCGAGCCGAACGAGGGCTTCCATCTGATCGGCGCTCTCACCGAGGATGGCGGTCCGGAGCGCGCGGCCGACGTGTCGAACGACAACCAGATGATCTTGCAGTCGAACTTCCCGTTCGACTCGGACCTCACCAGTGAGGGTCTGTCGATCAACTTCACCGGTGTCGAAACCGTCAAGCCGCTGATGAAGCGCCTGCGGATGAACCTGGAACTCAGCAACGCCGCGGGCGACTCCATCGTGGAGGACCCGGGCACGGACAACTTCGGCATCGGCAAGCCTGTCGACAACGAGGGTCCGGAGTACCAGATCCTCCTGATGTTCGCTCGCCGCAAGCGGGGTCAGTTCCTGTACACGGCCGAGGGTTACTCGCTGTGCAAGCTGAACGACATCGGTGCGTTCCGCCGGTCCAAGACCGATCCCGACGCCGGATCGCTGGGGTACATGGTGCTCCCCGATCCGTACTTCATCGGCAAGGACCCCAACGACCCGACCTCCGACGAGCTCATTCCGCTGTACTACCATGAATGGGTGGATGGCGAGTCGTGGACGAATATCAAGGGCGCGTCGTAACCCGTCAGCTCAGCTAACGCTTTGCTCCTAGCGACTCTTCGAGAGTGTCGCGCTCCCACGGCGGGAGTGCGTGGTTGTAAAACGCCAGCACCGACCCACTGAGCGGGTAGGAGCCGGTCAGCCAGCTCCATATCCGTTGCCCGGGGATCATCTCGGTGCCGGTAAGTTGGACGCAATCCTCCGACTCACCCTCGTAGGTGGTGGGCATCAACAGGCTGGCGGGCGAGACCTCGAACACGACGGCCAGCGCGGTGAGGTCGTCGACGTCGACGCGCCGGGTGCAGGACTCGATGCGTCCGAGTCCCAGTGGTGGAATGTCGCGGCCAGCCTTGGTGAGTTCGCGGGATAGCCGCGCGAAGCCCCAGCCCATCCGTTCGCGGTGCCGGCGGACGGCTCTGGCGACAGCCTGAGCCGATGGTCCCAATTCTGATCTCATTCCCACCATGCATCCTACGATAGAACCTCATTGTTGGACTTGCAAAATGCATGTTTGGATACAGGTGTCTGATCTGGTAGACCAGTCCCCATGACAGATAAAGTACGCAAGCTCCCCCACACAGCCCCCGAAGCGGGGGATCAGGCGCGCGAACAAGCTGCCGCCTACGACTCCGTCTTTCAGGACACCGTCATCGAGCTCGACGAGGGTGTCACGGTCAGCGTTCCTCCTCACCCCGACCTCGCCATGCTCAGCGACGAGGCGATGGAGGCGTACGAGGAGTTGCAATTCGAGATGGAGTCCTACGACCGGGAAGAGGACATCATCATTCCCGAGCAGCGGCTCAAGGATTCCGACGGCCATGAAACCGGGGTCGTCCTACCGGGGAGTACCCAGCCCGGGATGCTGAAGCGCCCGTATCGCAAGGACGGCGTCCTCATCAAGCCGCCGCATTCGGTGAAGGTCGCCAGGATCGCCCTCGGTGAAGTCGCGTACAAGCAGCTGGTCGACGGCGGCAAGTCAGCGGCCGACGTGTGGCGCATCTGGGGCAGTCAGGCCACGGAGTTGCGTCGGAGGCAAGACTCAGACTCGAAAAGTGATGGAGGCCCACTGGATCTGGAGACAGTATCCACGCCAGATCGCTAGTGACCTGTCGCAGTACCATCATCGGCGCATAAAAGAATGGCACGATGGCACCATGTCCTCCTATGAGCTGCTAGAGCTTCTGGAGTTCATGCCGGAGCGTGGTGCCTTCAAGACCGCGGCCCGTGGTGGGGAGTTCTCCGGCGAGGAGAGAGTCTGGGTTCAGATCGCCAACGAAATAGCGGTGCTCCGCGCTGCGTACGTCCAGGGAGTCAAGGGCGACGAGTATGGTTCGACCATCTTCTACTCGCCGGTGAGGCTACGGGAGATGGCCGACAAGGCAAGCGCTCAGACCGAGGTTCGGGAAGGGTTCTACGCGTTCGCCGCCCGGGAGGGTGTTGCAGAACGCAACACCCCCGCCGATGACTTCGACGACGCAGAGGTGGGCTGAGCCATCGCCATCCACATCGACATCTATGCCCACCTGCACAAGCAGCAGCTCATCAAGGAGGGCGACCAGCTCAAGAGGTACATCGAGTCGCTCGAAAAGGATGCCAACCAGCGCCTGGAGAAGGGCGCTCAGGGGCGTTCACAGAAGATCATCAGGCTCAACGATCAGCAGGCGAAGTCCTACGACAGTCTGATCAACGCGAGCGACGCCTATGTCAGCGCGACGAATAGGGAGAAGGAGGCGATAAAGCTCCGCGATGCGCTGGCGAAGCGGACCGCGAGGACCACCAAGGAGCAGAAGAGGCTCGATGAGCAGCTCGCGATCGCCGAGCAGGGCGTCGCTTCTGCACTGAGGGATCGCACCTATGCCGCGCAGCAGTTGACCGCAGCATCCAATGCTCAGACTCGCGCCGTGAAGGACCTCAACGAGGAGAACGCGGCACACACCAAGAATGCGCGCCAGGTGGGCGCGCTACTCGTGGGCAACAGGGACAAGTTCCACAAGCTCTCCGTCGCCACGAACAAGCAGCGCCGCGAGATGGAGAGCCTGCACAACGCCAACCTCCACATCGTCAAGGACAACGCCACCATCGCCAAGGGGATGGACAGGGTCAACGAGGCGTCGGAGCGCACCGCGAAGGAGCGCAAGAAGTACAACGAGATGGTCAAGGAGGGGACTGCCAACTTCAAGCAGTTCCGCGACCAGTCCGAGCGCCTGAAGGCTGCCCACAAGGCCGAGAACAAGGTCATCAAGGAGGTCACCGGTGGCCTCCACGGATTGACCGAGCAGCACAAGCGGCACTCCATCACCGTCGACGCCGGACGTCGCGCGCTTCAGGGCTACGTCGCCGCCGCCCAGCAGGAGCGCCAGCAGATCAAGAGCCTGCACGCCGCTCACGAGCAGGTCATCGTCGGCAATACCAAGCTGTCCAAGAGCTTCGACACCGCCCGGGCGTCCACCAAGGCGGCATCCAGGGAGTACAAGGAATACCGGAAGCTGGCTCGGGACTCCTCGGTGTCGCAGGAGGCCTTGCGCAAGAAGGCCGAGCGTGTCTCCGACGCCTATCAGCGGCAGGCCAGGGACGTTCGCCTCGCCAGCACCGCGCTCGGTGACCTGCTCACGGGTCAGAGGCAAGCCGACGCCTTCGTCAGGACTCAGAGCAACACCATGCGCGACTACGCGCGCTCTGCCATCGACGCTCAGAGTCGGATCGAAAGCCTCCATACCGCGCACGCGAGTCAAATTCGCGACAGCGCCGGGTTGTCCAGGGCCTTCGACGCGGTCACCACTTCCACCAGGAAGGCGGCCGCAGCCCACCAGGACTACAACCAGATGGTTCGGGCCGGTGCGAGCCGGGACGATCTGGAGAAGCAGGCCCGGAAGGTTTCCGAGGCCTATGTCACGCAGGCTCAGAACGTCGATCACGCCACCGAGTCGTTGAAGCGTCACCGGAAGGAACAGACGGACAGGCGCGTCCGTGGATTGACCGGCGGCGCAGGTGAGTACGTCTCGCGCAACATCAATGCCCTGATCCCAGGTGGACGCCTGAATGCAGGCGTGATGGTACCGCTGGCGGGCATCCTCGCCAGCACGGCCGAAGCGGCCGTGACCGCCAGCCAGGCACTGGCGCTGCTCCCCGCGGTAGCCGCGAGTGGGGCCGCGGCCATCGGCACCCTGGCCATCGGCATGCACGGCTTCATCGACACCGTGGGGGACATGGCCGACCCGAAGAAGTTCGCCGAGGGCCTGGCCCTGCTGTCGCCCAACGCCCAGCAGGCCGCACTGGAGATCAAGGCGCTCGTCGACGGACCGCTTGGCGACCTGAAGGCCATGGTTCAAGACAACCTGTTTGCCGGGGTTCCGCAGCAGCTCCACTCACTGGCGGGTGCGTTCGGCCCCGAGATGTCGAAGCTGTTCGGCGGCCTCGCCACCGAGATGAACAAGGCGTTCGTGGGTGTGACCAACGTGCTGATGACGCCGGACATACAGGCCAGTATCGGCACGACCATCGACAACATCGTCGCCGGGTTCCACGAAATGCTGCCCATGCTGGGTCCGCTGACGGCGGCCTTCGTGAAGATCACCGAGGTTGGTTCGGGATTCCTGCCACAGCTCGGCAAGACGTTCACCGATCTCGCCACCCAGTTCAATACCTTCATCCAGGGGCTCCCCGCGTCCGGCCCTGGGTCGCTGCAGGACTTCATCCAGCGTGGCATCGACGCCATAGGGGTGCTCGCCGGTGTCGTCAAGGACGTGGTCGTAGAGCTTTACATCCTCTTCGGCAACAAGTCTCCCGAGGAGTTCCGCGCCACCCTGGAAACGGTCAAGGACGTCGTCTTCGACATCGCCGAGGCATTCATCGGCGTCGCTCATGTCATCAACACGGTGGTGCCCATCCT